ATTAGCAACATAATAAGCTTCGACTTCTTTGTTCGCATATGCAAAATCTTTAACCATGCAATTAGCACTCAGTTGATATGAACCAGTGGCGCCTTGAGGTGTTATATATCTACTAACACAACCTCTAGTATCAACAGTTATAGTATCATTGAGACCATTGGAGTTATTCTCACTAACTTCATTTATATCTACATTTATCAACGACCATTCAGTGTTGAACCACGGACCTGAGTTGTTGTCTAATTCAGGATATGGAGGTGATTTGAGAATACTAGCCTTTACTGGGTCAACGAGCGCGATGTTGAAGCTTATTAGAGAGTTTATATACTTCTGAGGAGGGAATAATATATCTGGTACGCCAGTTGGAGTTATACTCAACTGTGTAGCAGGGTTGAACATAACCTTGATGGGTAATACGTCTACATTCCAATCTTCTATTGATTGTAAGATCTCATCTGGTATAACATTAGGAGATAATTTGATGTAATCCTCTGATATATTCAGACTAGCGAATAACATAACGGGGTCTTGTTGCCGAGATAAATAAACTTTTGCAGTATCATCCAGGTATCTAATATTCTGATAACCTATATGACCAACGATAGAGTAAACTGTATCAGGATTTTCAAATCTCGTCACTGGATCGTCGAATACAACATTATAGTAATCACTATTATTAACATAACCCTCTAGATCTTCAATCGAGGTAGATGGTATTATGTTTGGATCGATATAATAACCGTACTCGATATCCCAGGTTCCATCTTCCATATCTATAAGCTTACTTCTGATATATACTACGGATGGAGATATATTAATATACTGTACCGGTGTTGTATCATCTACTGCCATGAACTTCCACAATGGATCGAACTGCGCGAATTTGTAGTTGATGTAATCCTCACGATAACCAGGCTCTGAATTTGACCCACTGGCGTATAAACTAACTGTATGATTAGTGGATATCTCATCACTATATCTAGCATTTGTTGACGTCTTGACAGTTAAGTGATGGCTAGGTGCTCCGGCCGGAACAGTATCACATCTAAGCTCTCTCATACCGGGTGTCTCCCACTTCACTTCACTCTTCACGAAATCAGCTACGTGTATTACCTGTTGATATTTACTCACTCTAGGTCTACCGTCGTAGTCTCTCAATATAACCTTGACCGTATAGATACCAGGTTGTGTGTATTTATGGCGTACATGTAAACCAGTCTTCACTTCTCCATCTCCAAAGTCCCATGTAACACTATCTGTAGATAGATATACATGATTGGGTGTTGTACCATCATACTCACCTATAGGTCTCAGTTCATCACTAATATCAAAGTCTAGCTCTGGTGTACCATGGGTGTGTATATATATGATATTTTCATCTCTGGAGGTGTTAACCTTACGGTGAACCGGGAAAATTTCATCAGACACTACATAGGATACAGTATATCCAACGAAGAACTCGGTATAACTATCAGATATGGGTGATGACATGATTAAACTACGCTGTCGATAACATCTATTCGTGACAGTAGAGTTAGCTCATCAAAGAAGTATGGAAACTTATAATATGGTAGCTGGACGTTCTGATTATAAGTATGTATGTCACGAGACTCGTATACTGGATTCCATATCAAAAGTGACAACCCTGATACACTGGATGACACATCTCTTCTAACTGTTCGAATCGATTGTACTCCATCGATTGACATCATGTCAGATAGAATCTGATCCACTTCAATCTCCTGACCTAGGGAACATGTTTTTGCAGAGAAGTAGTTTATCAATACATCAGATATCTCTTGTCTTATAGCGTCATTATTTCGTATAATACCGGGTGATTTAATCACCTGAATAGCGGTATTACTAGAAGATGAAGATGTAAGTGTATCTGAGGCAGATACACCTAGATCAATCGCCATATAAACTGGATCAGAAAACACTATATCTAGTCCTATAGACTTAGATTTATTAATTGAACCTCTTAGCAGCTCTTTCTGTGAAACTGGTAAAAAATTATTCTGTATGTTTATGGAAGTCTTTCGGTTGGTTCGAGGTACACAGTACACATAAACGTTATTAAAGTTAGTAGTGGTTGAGAAGTGAGCTTGATTAAATAGTACTCTAGAGTCTGAGACTGGGTGGTTCAGACCGATCACATTCATAAGATAATCCAGATGACCGGAGATATATGCTTCGTTACTTATAGCTACAGCAGATGTTATAATATTTCCAAAATTTCTTCTTATATGTGTAGTGAAGTCATCTGCAGTGATGAGTCTGTCTTGACTTAGAAAGTGTTGTGGAGCGTGATTTCTCATATCTAGAACACTCTCCTCTGTTTTTGAGTCAGTTGAGGGTAGGCTGTTCTTGAGCTTGATGTTCTTGATAGAGTCAAAGTCTAGATATATGATATCGTCAGTCTTAGTCATAGACCTGATTAGATTGTATTGAGGTGTAGTGTACAATGTTAATGATTTATCAATCAGCGCGCCAGCACCTACTAGTCCATCATCACCAGATGATTTTATATAATATATCATCACCACATCACCAGATTGAAGTTTTCTAGCATTTATATCATTGCCAAACTTTAATTCATATCGCATGCTCTCATTCAATCGCTTTTCATATCTAGCAGCACCTGAACTCTCGGTGTATAATGACTGTGTTTCTTCGTATCTAGTTATATCTCCATTCTGTGTTTTGATATACACATCGATATTGAAGTGATCTATCTTAACTGCTGTAGGATCTAGAGATATTATAATAGTCTCGAAATCCTCACCAGAGGCAACATACTGAGGATACTCGACCACCTCACCTTGATACAACAAGAATTGACTGGTATTTGAATCAACATCATATGTACCAGTAGTTGGCTTAGCAAACGTTATATCCTGTGGGAATGAATACGGAATACCATCTACATCAACCGTAGTGTATCTAGGTATGGTGTATGTACCTATGGGTAGCTCTGCATCAATAGTAGCGTCATATGATAACACACTAGTCTGAAAGCCTACAGGCTTATAATTCAGCAATTTAACTATACGATTCATATTCTCATATAATTGAGCTTCTGTAAACATCGATTCATTAGATGTCTTGTTTAAATAAAACATCAATGTATGAAAGCTGTATGATATCACGTCGATTATAGAGGCTAGGTTACTACCCTCAAATATCTGATCAGTGAATATACCCTGTGATTTAAGTCTGTTGACTATTAATGTCCTTAGGCTAGTAGCATCAAATGCGACGTACGCTCCAGGATCTAGATTAAATTCTGTAAATTTACTATTCATTTGTCACCGCAAATCCGGAGTTAGATAATGTACCTGTCAGACTCATATTACTATTATTTAGAGACGGAATTGATAATCTCAAAGTTATTTCGAATTGTTGTTGGTCAAAATCGATCAATACATCAACTTTATCGACTCTGACACGAGGTTCCCATCGGGTTATACCTAGTATAATAGTGTCGCCTATATTCTCTGCAGTGTTGACACTGATTGGATCAAATAGGTATTGCTTTAAGTTCAAGCCAAAATATGGAGATAGTATCTTCTCACCAGGGGTTGTGTTGAATATATTGGTGATAGAGTTAGTTACTGCTTGAAAATCTAGTGAATCCTCGATATCAGTAGTGTTGCTTCCAGAGTATAAACCAACTCCAGTTAGATTCGCATTCTCATGTATATCTAGTGATATATCCTTAAACTTATAGCCTATATTATCTACAATTGGTTGAAATTCATTAAACGTTACACTTCTTGACATACAATTATTTAATTATAAGATCGATTTCAGGAGGGGCTTTGTATAAATAATTTAGATAGTATGAATAAATTCAGCACATTAATCGAAGGTACACAGGTAAGATACACACAAGGAGGTCTACTACCAGGTGATCTAGTAAAGGTAAAGAAGGAAGCTCTCACGTCAGAGTGGGCGAAGAAACAAGCCGGGAATCTGATTGAAAAGTTAAAGCAGTTCATTGATACTGATTTACATGTCAGAGTGAGCGCGGTTAAAACCCTAAGACCAGCTGTTGGAGGTGGACATCAAACTGAAAGCAATGTGGATGATTATTACTGTGATGTTGTTATAGAGACTGCACCAGGTTTATATGTAGACTTCATAACTCTACCAGTAAATCTACTCGAGTATATAGAGCAAGATATAAACTTACCGGAGCTACCGGATAGTCTTCGAAGAGATGAACCTTCAAAGAAAATCGAAGAATATAAGGCGAAGAAGACAAACTCTCCGACCGATTCTACCAAACAAACTTTATCTGATGATACTAATCGATCATTACCACGAAGTAATACAGATATGAAGTATAACTCGAAGTTTAAAGACAACTTCAACACATCTGCATATATTAAAGGTCTTAATTAAGAATCTTTGATAGAGATATTAAGCAAGAGTAAAAATTTATCTCTTGATCTAAAACGAATGACGATCTATACATATGTTCACTCACTATTAGT